AATGCCCTCAGTATTGGAAGCCCAAGGGTGGTTCCACCTACATTGTTTCTGCGTCTGCTGATGAGATTGCTATGAGCACGTGGTGGGATATCGCAGAGCGTGCCATTGAGACAGACAATGACTACGAGCGTGAGTACATCATTTCTCACGCTATCGTTGATGCAATTGACTTCAACATTGCTGATTTTGTTGACTTTTACGAAGCGCCTACGCTTATGCAGTATGAGAATGGTGTTTTCCATTGTGAGCAGGCAATTTTGAATCTCAACAACGAGGTCGTTGCTACTCGTTACTGGGAGCAAGACACTATGGGTACTCAAAACTCTCGTGTTGAAGAGCATGAGTCGCCCATCGTTGAAGAGTGGCGAGCCCGCAAAGCCCAAGAGCTTTATGGAGAGGCCGCATGATTGATATTGAAAACCTAGATGAAAAAATCAAAGCGCTTAGGGCAGCGATTCTTTGCATCAACTTTACACAAGACTTTGGCGGTGATGAAGCAGTTGATCCTATTATTGCTACTCTGATTGACGATCTTCGTTATGATTTACTTAATATTAAAGAACTTAAAGAAGGGCTGAACATTGAGAACGTTGACTGAATTTGTTGCAATGGTAGTATTTTTAGCTGCATCTATATATTGCTTTGCTTGGGTTATTTCTGTAAATACGCGAATGCCTGATGTTCATGTGTCTAATGCAACTGGCGAGTGTGTGAAAGTAATTAATTATGATCAGCGGTTTGACTACACCTGCGAAAACTATCCTCAAAAATACCATCATGTGTGGGTACAATGAATATATTTGTAACTGATCTCGATCCAGTAATTTCAGCTCAAAATCTTTGTGACAAGCATGTACCAAAGATGATTGTCGAGTCTGGTCAAATGCTCTCGACAGTTCACCGTATGCTCGACGGTATACCAGAAAAACGTCCTAGTAAATCTGGTAAAACGATGCAAACTTACTACACGTTCAATGATGAGCGTGATGAACTATATTATCTTGCAGTCCACAAATACCATCCATGTACAACATGGACTGCTCAAAGTAAAGCAAACTATGATTGGCATTATAAGCATTTTGCTGCTATGGCGGAAGAGTATGAATACCGTCGCAACAAAAAGCATGCCACGTTTCAAAAGCTCGGCGAGCTTCTTGCAAACGCTCCTCAAAATATACCGGATATTGGCTTAACTGAATTTGCGCAAGCAATGAGTCACTATCCGGAATGTAAGGTGCCCGGTGATCCAGTAGCCGCGTACCGAAAATACTATCATGCCGCTAAGCCATTTGCTAAATGGGACTGGGGCAGGCCTGCTCCCTCGTGGTGGCAAGGTTACCAAGGATATGAAGGTACACACCCTGATTGGTTTGTGCCAAATTATGCTTAGCAATAAATAGTAAACCAACTAGGAGAAACTGCCATGAAAATAGTAGAACAACTATTATCTGATGCTAATGGAGGGTATATCAATAAAGATGATTTACTCGAAATTTGCTTAAGGGAACTCGATAAATCAGGAACCTTAATGCAGCTTGCAATTGATGAAGGCTTTGTAGGTGAACAAGAGCTTGAAACCGAAGAACGCAATTTAGAGCTAGAAATTTCAAAGCTTGACACAACTCAAAAAATTATTGAGCGTGTTCTTAATCGTTACGGAGAATAATCATGGAATTGTGGATGTATTGGATAACTGCAATTGTATTTACGATTGTAGGATATTGCATGTCTATTGAGCACAGTAGAAAACTAATGGTTAAGCTTACTATTGAAAACTTAATTGAACAGGGTTATGTTCGCACCCGTGGATTTGGTGACGATCAAGAGTTAGTTAAACTCGACGATGATTAATCACTTTACTCTATTCAATATTCATACTCTAAACATTGATACTTGGGAGTTTGAGTCTCAAGGAGAGATGCGTGCTTACGAAGCTCGTAAATTTATTTACGAAATGGAAAAGCGGCAGATCCCTACTATGGTGGAATCTGCCGCTGGCTCTGATGAGCAAGATCTTTCTTTTTTTATGGACTACTGCTGCGAAGACTTAGAGTCTGAAATCTACTCCGAGGACGTATGAAGCACCATAGTTATCAAATTGCGATAACTGATTCTCATTACCCCAATAGTAGTATTCCTCACGATCATTAATATTAATTGCTTCCATACGAATAGTTACTGTGTCGCTGACTGCATACTTAGCAGTGATATCAATTTGCATGTGAGGTGCAACATAGCGTGAATTGTTGTCGCTTACATTCGTAATATCACCATCTTCGTCTGCGAGCCAATCGAGATACTTCCCTCGATATGTACCAGCAATACGAACGTCAAGCGCGCCATCATCATATCCTAAACTTACGTTAGCTGCATTATCTGCGAGCTTGCGGAAAGGAGTAGTGAATGATTGGTCATTATCAAAGCTAAACTCCGATTCACTATCAGTGACAGTACCATTCAATGCGACGTACAATCCATTTTCCCAACCATATTGCAGGTTAACTTCAACACCTTTTACAGTTGAGTCCTGAGCATTGATCCATGTCTCTACACCATCATTAAATGTGATACCATTATATGTACCATTTAATTGGTAAGTAGGATAGATAGCATTTGCAATGTTCTTATAAAAGAAACCAACCGACGCAAATGTCATTCCATCACCGTAGTACTCAAGCGAAATGTCAAAGTTGTCTGCTTCATAAGGTTGTAGGTCTGGGTTACCAACTGATCCAGAAGTATCACCAGATGTGTCTACATCTACCGAAGTCTTTGGTGCAGTTTCCTTAAAGCCTGGACGAGAAAGTCCACGCCAAAGAGCACCACGGACCTGAAGGTTGTCAGTTAAGAAATACTTTACAGTCAAGTTAGGTGCAAGGAACGAGTAATCATTCTCTGCAAATACAAGCTCACCATCTTGGTTATATGCTTGAGACTCGAACTCTGTCGTTTCATAGCGAACACCAAAGATGATTGTACCATTTTCAAAATCAATTGTATCTTGAATATATGCTGCCATGATACGCTCGTCAGTAGTAAAGTCTCTGCTGAGATCGTCTTCAAAATCAAACTCCATTTGATCTACATAATTGAGTAGATCATAAGTATCTGCTCCAGAAAGGTGTGGACCTAATGTTTGATGGTCCCAGATCCAATCAGGTACAGATGAGTCGAAGTCTGCAAGAGTTCGATCCCATGTATAACCAATAATGTAATCATCGACTTCCTTGGTACGATCTCGATACTTAATACCAGTCTTAATCATACCAAAACTTGTATCAAACTCGAAGTTAAGCTGAGCTGCTACTTCTTCATCTTGGCTAACATTTGACCACGTTTCAAAAGCATCAAACTCAAGGTTTGCTGGATCACGAAGGCCTGGATCATAGGCTGTTACAGTAGGAAGACGTGGATTAGACCAATCAAACAAGGCACCAAATTCTTTGTCATAGTTACGGAAAGTAATGTCAGCATTATCTGAGTCATCTTCTTCTGCTGTCGAGAAAGAAAGTTGACCGTCGATGGTTACGTCACCGAGAAACTCAAAACCAACGGAAGCTGCACTAATCGTACGAGTCTCGTATCGTTGCTTTGTTTCCACGTCGTGGCGTACACGAGAGGACTCAACCGCGTTGTCAAACTCTGCACCAGTATTTTTGATCTTACCGTATTCGTTTTTGAATCGAGTTTCGGTTTCATCATATTGATTGTGAAGAATATTTGCGTAGTATACAGTACTACCTGCATCATAAGCAATGTCATAGCTGAAGCCATAACGCTCACGTTCTACATCATACCAACGCATTTCATAATCATCATTCATCAATCCATCTTCCCAACCAAAGCCAGTTTCATTATTGTGGGAAATAATTCGACGAGATGAGTAGGTAAGACCTACAATATGAGCTACGTTATCTGTAATGAAATCGCCATAAATGATAGAAGCGTTGGGCATTTGCTTATCGTCTTTTTCACTCCACTTAGATGCAAGCTTAACATTGAATAAACGATCTTCAAGTTCAGTTGCTTTCTTTGTACTGAACTCAACACGCCCTCCGATGCTATCAGCATCCATCTCCGGGACAAGAGACTTTGCTACGGTAATACTATCCAGAAGTTCTGTTGGAATGCCATCCATGATCACGGAGCGTCCGTTCTCAGGTGCAACCATAGAAGCACCATTTACTGACACTGCATTTAAGTCGGAGGACAATCCACGAATAGTAATATAACGACCTTCACCTTGATCATTTTCTACATTGATACCAGAAAGGCGACGAACTGCGTCTGCTGCGGTAGCATCAGGGAAATTACCTAGCGCATCTGAATCAACAACTGAAATAATGTTATCAGCCATCATTTGCTTATCAACTGCATTAATAAGGTTAGCACGAGAGCCGGTAACAAGTACTTCTTCTACCTGTGGTTCGTAGGTAGGTGCATTGTCACGATATGAATGAAACACATCTACTACATTTTGAATTGAATCATTAACAACTAATACTCGAACCATTTCAACTTGCATTTCTGTTAAAGCATCGAGACGATGATGACCATCAATAAGGTAGTAGTCCTTATCAACAATTAAAGGTCTATAGGTATCAGATGCTGCTTTAATGAGTCGTTTTTCGTGATCTTTGAGATTTGCAACTCGTTGAGTTTGCACGGGAATAATTTTTTCGCGGGGTATTTGTGTTTGGTAAAAATCTACAAAGTGTTGTTCTAGTATAGCTTCATTTAGTTGTGGTAGTTGGTTGCGGTCATAGTGGACTTCTGCGAGTCCTAGCATAGGCACCAATAGCATAATAAAAGTTAAGAGGTACTTCATATTGGATGGCTCCATTCAAGTTAAAAAAATCCCAAGCTAAGCTTGGGTTCCATACTATTTACTTATCTGTCATAGAACCATAGTTTTGTTAAAGTTTGATAAACTTTTGATTAAGCGTTTATTACGTATCCACTAAAGTATATACATTTCACGCATAAAAAAAGGGAGCCCGTAGGCTCCCTCAAAAAGTCGGTGGCTGCGACCACTCTTTTTATTAACCTTAGAATAGGTTAGATACTGTCACTCTGCGGTAGTACTCGTTAAGGTCAGCAGTAAGAGCGCCTTCACCTTGAGCAGTACCGTGTGCAAATGGGTTAGCAACCATGCCGTAGCGAGTCTTGAACCCGATTTTTGGCTGGAAGCTGTTCTCACCAACTGCACGAACCATTTGTAATGGAACGTATGGGCAGTAGAAGATACCTGCGTCGAATGCAGAAGAACCCTTGTAGCCAACAACCAAGTAGTTAGCACCTGCGAAAGGATCAATGTAGACGCGGAAGCGACCATTGAGTACACCAGCGAATGTGTTACCTGTGTCATCAACTTCGAGAGCATTGCCGTTAAGAGCTGGAGCGTAGTCAAGAACACCTGCCATTTGTAATGCGGAAGCAACGTCCGAAGAACAAATAACGATGTTACCCTTACCACGACGAGTTCCCTTCGCGATTGCGTTGGCTTCTTGCTCGACTTGGAACATAAGACCCTTGAACTTCTCAACAGACCAACGACCGTTAGCGTCGACGTCTAGATCGAAAGTGCCTGGAGTTGCTGTTGCTGTAGCACCTGGCTTAGCAGTAGCAAAGATCGAACGAACAACTTCACGGTTGATTTCCGAAAGGATTTCAGTTTGAAGAATGTTCGCAAGCTCAGACTCAGCATCAAGACCGTGAACTGCACGGAGATCCTGAGCAAGCTCAGTGGTGTACTCAGCCTTGAGAGCGCGTGTCTTCGCCGACACAGTCACTTTCTCGATAGAGAACGCCATTTCAGCGTAGCCAGCGCCAACGCCATCACCGAGTGCTTCGCCAGCACCTGTGTCAAGACCTGTACCAGTTGTCTCAGAACCAGAACCCAATGTGTTAGCATGAGTACCTGTACCAGAGAAATCAGTATCAGCTTCGTTGTAGAACGCTTCTGTACCAGCTTGGCTAGTGTACTTAGAACGCATTGCGAAGATCAAACCTGTTGGGCCAGTCATTGGCTGAACACCACAGATGTCGTATGCGATCATGTTTGGTACTGCACGACGTACTAGAGAAATAAGTACTGGGTCGTAACCAGCAGTAGGACCAGTTGCTGTAGAAGCAGAACCGAAACCGCCTGTACCAGCGTCGTTAGTTGGAGCCGCTTCCGAAAGAAGGCTTGTCATGTTAGCAGACAAGTCACCTTCCTGGCGAAGGGCAGATTCAGTATTCTCAAGAATAGTCGCAGTGACTGCTCTCTTGTGAGAATCAGTGATTGGTGAAAAAGATTCGTGCTCAAGGATTGGCCCCCACTTTTCCACAAGTCTTTGATAGTTATCCATCGTTTCTATCTCCTCGTTTTTGAATGAACGTAAAAACTATTTATAAAAACCAATTTTTAATTATTCTTTCTTGTGTTGAAGGCTTCAACAAGAGCATTAATAGAAGTGTAATCAGAAGCTGGTTTAACGACTTCCTGTTCTTCTAGAATAATTTCGTCTTCCTCAATTTCCTCAGTCTTAGGTGCTGGAACTCCATCACCGAAGAAAGATTCTTTGATTACTTGTAGGTTGCTTGTGTAATCTTCTAAATCTTCAATATCAAGCTTTTCAGATAGGACCTTAAAACGCTCTTTCTGATTTTCAGAAAGACCTTCAGTCATTTCTTCAAATACGATCTCAGCCTTCATGGCAGAGATTGTACGAGTTAGCTCAATGTTTTCGTTTACAAGACTATTGCTACCATCTTCCAACTCAGCTACTCTCTCTTCAAGAGAAGCAACCACGTCAGTTGTTTCTTCGTCGACTTCAACGTTGTGCTCGGCGAATAGATCCTTAAGACCATTCATGAGAGACTCAGCCATTTCAACCTTGATACCGGCTTCAACAGCAATCTTGTTCTCTTCCATCCACTCACCAACAACGTAGTCAAGATACTTGTCTACATTCTCAACGATTTCACCCATTCTAGACTCAACGGCTTCGTTAAGCTCGGTGTCTAGTTTTTCTTCGAGTGCTTCGCTCAATGTAGCTGTCTTCTTAGCAACTTCTTCGTTGACCGCTGCTTCGAAAACAACAGACATTTTTTCTTTAAAATCTTCAGAAAGATCCAAACCTTCGAAAATGTCAGAGATAGAAGCTTCAACAACAACTTCTTCAACAGTTTCTACTTCTTCAGCCGTTGGAACCTTTTGACCTGCGCCTTCTTGTCCTGGCGTTGCAACACCAGGCTTTTCAGCATTTGGATCGACTTTCTTTTTGACATCGGCTTTCTTCTTCTCTGGCATACCACCTTCTGGTGTTACAGGCTCTGGTACACTAGAAACGCCATCATCAGCAACGAATGCTTTTTCTACGATATCGTCTGCCATAATTATTCTCCTTTATATGTATTAAATACAAAAAATTGTTTGATTGTAAACTATTTATAATAATTTAACTTTTCAAAGAACGAACGAATGTTTGGAACATCCTTGCTGCCGTTTCTTCATCAATGGTTCGTACTACTCGGTTTACTTTCTTTTCGACTTCTTCTACGATGTCTTCGATAACCTCAACTACTTCCTGGGGTCTCCACGATGCAGAAGCGATGTCATAGTAATACGATCTGTTTTCCATTATTCCGTTAACAAAAGCATTTGGTGCAGAAGGGTCAGTAACAATGTCTACCGTAGCTAGGTGGAAATCGTTTTGAACTTCCATAACACCATTCTTTTCTTTAACAGATCCTAAACCTCGTGTTGAAACGCCAATTTTAACGCCTTCATCAAGTAAGTTTTTTACGATCTCACCCATAGGTGTACCGAGGATTTTTGCTTTGCCGTAAAAGTCACTACCTTCACGTCTCATATCCGTAATCAAGTGAGAAACTCGATCACCATTAATTGTTGGACCATCAGGATGCCCCAGTTCGCCGAGCGCTCTTTTAGGCTCAATGAATTCTTTTTGATAACGACTCATCTCCTTATCGAGAGTATCAGCCGGGTAAATACGACCATTGCGATTCTTGACATCACCTTGCATAAAGATGCCTTCGATGAAGTAATTCTTTTTACCGTCATCTTTTGCTTCGGTAACTACTTCGCAACTCTCGTTTATTTCAGTAATTAGTTTCATCGTTATAACCTTTCTATAGCAATTTAAAAATATTTATTAGAATTAAATTCTTGCATCATAATAGTTCTTAGAGAGCTCACCTCTTTCAATTGTTTCTCCGGTCTTTCTACATCTTACATATGTTTCTTGTGGGTTGCCGTTCGGTGGAGTAAATATTCTCACACCGGCATTGGTAGTCCCATTTGCCCCAGAGTAAGTATCTGATGCGGTTGCGGTATTTTCAAATTCCCAGATACCGCCAGAACCTGGCACTACAACCCAAGCCATTTTTACTGAGCTTCTCTAGCAAAATCTAGAATTTCTTCAAATCCTTTCTTATCCTTCATCATACGAGCTTCCATCTCTTTACGATTTTTAGGATTCAAAGTTTTCATTACAGCAGTGATAGCACGAGCGTCATCCATAGAAATCTTTACTTGACTTCCATCTTTAAGCTTCATATTACCGGCTTTAAAATTTGCTTCTTCTAATTCAACCTCTACCGACTCTCCTTGGTATTTCAAAGTCGAACGCTTTTTTACATCTTTATAATCGGCATCTTTACCTTGTGCTTTTAGCTCATCTCTTTTCTTTTTTGCTTCGTCACTGGTTGAATACTTGTACAATGGATTCTTAGTATCACCATCTACATATACAATGTAATCTCTTTCCATCGCGCCTGCGCCTGACATAGCACTAAAAGACTTACCTACTCGGTGTGCAGTCGCTTCTTCAATTTCTGTCTCTTCGCCATAATAGCTTGACATCATGTATCCAGCTTCGAGATCATTTTTGCCCATACGCTTATCACCTTCTACGTATGCATGCAAAGTCTTCATCATCGAGAATGCGTTCGCTAATTTGTTTTGATACCACTCTTCTGGATCCTCTCCCATTGCAAGGTATTCCATGATTTCATCAGCTGCGTATCCAATAAAGTGCAATTGGCGCATCATCATAGGAATTTCTTGTTGAGGTTCTTCAGATACGTATTCAGGCTCTTCGGAAATTAAATCATCAAAGTCCTCGACATCTTCTATAACCTTTTCTAAGAGATTCTTAAACGAAATACCTTCAACGCTAGATTCGGAAATGTCATGTGTAGCTTCTTCAATTTGCTCGACTTCTTCATCGATATCACGAGGCATCTTGAATGGCTTATCCTTAACTTCGTAAGCTTGATCGTAACTATCATCACCTGATTGATCTGCGGGGCGAGCTTTTTTAGTTAAGCCTTCAACTTCTCCTGTATGAACATATTCAGGAGCAACTGGATGCTTAATGAGTTCGACCTTATGTAGATCCTTGAAGCGCTGCTCTTCCGCTGATTTAGGCTGTGCCACTTCGGAGAGGAGGTCCTTAAAGTTTTTCATTATTAGATCCCTGTTTTATCTGTATTAACATATTTATATTTAAAGTAATTCGTTATTGGAAGACTCAAATTCTGCATCATCTCCACCACCTTCTTCGTCTTCAGGTGGTTCTTCTTCTTCCCGCTCTTTAGCAATTAATTCTTGTTGCTCTTTATAATCTTCCTCTGACATTTGAAGAATATTACGAACAACCCATTCCTTAGAGTAGTACTTGCCAACTTGGTCTTCAATATCTCTCAACGAGTTTAATCTTTCTCTAAGAATCTCGGCTTCTTTTAACTCAGTAAAATAGTTGTCTTGTATAAAGTCATAACGAATATGATTACGAACATTTTCAAACTCTTCAGGAGTTAAAACTCCCTTTAATACAAGTTGCTTTTCTAAAACAATATTAAATAGCCAAGAAAATCTAGATCTTATACGTCTAATAAACTTACCAAACTTCAACTCGTCTCGCGTAATTTCGCTTGTTCTACCGAATGAAGCCATTGTTTCTGGCTCTAAACGGCTAATAGGTACCTTCAGCGACTTATATAGTTTACGCTGAAAGTACTGCATGTTTTCGTCTGTACTCAAGCCCTGTGCATTACCACCGGCGAGTGTATCAACTTCTGTAGATCTCTCACCACCTCGGCGAGGGAACCAAAAGTCTTCAGTCATTGTCATCATCTTACGAGAATCGCTGATCTCACCAGTTGATGCATTGTACTGTAATTTATTTTTATGGCGAGTCATCATATCACGTAGATATTGCTCTGCCTTACTCTTTGGCAAGTTACCAACATCAATGTAGAAAATACGACGCTCTGGCGCTCTTGTCAAAGTGTAAATAACTGTTGCATCTTCCAACATACGTAGTTGGTTAAGAGGCTTGATTGCCGGATGCAAATGCGAAAGAACAAGGCTATTGTTCTCATTCATCATTCCAGATGTTACTCTCGCAATTGAATCCTTAGCAATCCTAAAACCTGTTGTACTACCTTGCGCCGAATTTGATCCACTAAATCCACTGTCTGAATACATATAGTATTCATTTTTAATGCGCTTGGTAGGAATACCCGAGTGCTTATCTTTTTCTTTTTTGTCCATTTCTCGAATGAGTTTAATCTTTCGAGGATCGACGTATCTTAGTTCTCGTATTCCCTTTTTCAAATTGTCGTTATCGATAATGATATGATAGTTGATGCGGCCATCAACATAAAACTTATAAAACATATCATAACCGTTGTTAGCTATATCAAACAACGACAAAACATTACTAAATTCTTCTACAATTTTTTCTTTTACTCTATCAGGTAGATCTGTTTCGTCTAAAACAATATCAACTACCTGATCATTTGTATCGATACTAATTGCTTCATTCACGACATCATCAATAGCTTGAGATATTTCAGGCTGCATTGCCATTGCACGATATTTTGTAATAAGTTCAGATTCCGACTTAGCAGAACCTTCCATATCGAGTATCGTACTATAAAAGCCACCCAGCGAATTACCGTCAACAGTAATTGCGCCATCATCATTCTGAGGCGCAGCAAATGAGACCGGTTGATCTTTTATCTCATCTTCCGGTCTCTTGATCTCAAAACCAAAGATCTTCATTCTATATTCCTATTTTCAAAAATTATGTAGTTGGAATGCCAGTTGTTCCTTCGACTCTCCAGAAGTCATATTGGAACGTAACTGTAAATTCTTCAATTGTATCCGTGGAGCTCCAATCCATAGTAATATCACCGATTGTAACTGGAGTTAGTCCTTCGAATACGTAAGTGCGGATAGGATCACCATCTTTACTATATTGTGTAATAAGTCCGTTTGATTTATAATCTTGTGGAAGAGCCCTTAGGTTTCCGTCATGTGTATTGATCGCATTTGACCAAGCTTCCATAGCGTTTCTTATTAAGAAATCTTCGTCATTGATTACTGTAACTGTCCAATCTTCAAATGTTCTATCACCTGCATATTTTACTGTCCGACCAAAATATGGTGCTGTAAAAGTACCAAGGTTAGAGGCAGGAATACCAGCTGCCTTTACCATGAATGGAACTTTAATGTCGGCAGCTGGATCAACAGGGTTTAGAATTTGAACTTGGAATAAAGTAGGCCGAGCGCCACCACCGACAAGCTGTGATTTGAACTCGTTAATGTTAAATGCCATGTTCGCGTTCTCCTTTTAATTAATATTTATTATGTAAGCGAGCCAACAATTTCTTCAAACTCAATACCTGTTCTAGTAGCTACAAATGTAAGCTCAATGACATTAATCGAGCGAGCAGGTTTGATAAAGATATTTGCTCTAAATTTACCCTGATCGATAATTGTAGGTGTATTCACCGATGTATCAGAAATTACTCTAAAGTCGATAATACCACGACGTCCTTGAATTTCTCTCAAGAATGGTTCGACAATATTCTTAAACTGTGTTTGAGTAAATTCGTCATTCAATTCAAATAAGAACGATTGAGCTGCATTGGCAATAGCCTTTTCAACCGAGATGAACAATCTTCGTACATTGATACGATCAAACGCGCTTGTTTGTCCCAAGCCGGTCTTGTCACCAAATAGAACAATACCCTGTCCAACCTGCGAAATTACTGGGTTAACATCACTTGAGTAAAGTTGATCTCGTTGCGCTTTATTAGGATTGAAAGCAAGCTTAACAACGTTCTTAATAACACCCTTACGGAAACCTGCTGGAGATTCGAAAGGTTCTACTCGAGAAGCAAGACCTGCCATATCACCATTGAGAGGTACATAACGATATACATCATTGTACTTATCATATCTGTACTTGTAACCGGAATCCATAAACCAGTAAGAGCTATTTTGTAGTCTATTTCGGTACGCTAACACGTTAGAAAGCTTAGTATTTGTCTTATTCTCATCAACAACATCAGCCTTAGATGGAGATAAGAAAGCAACAGCATCTTTACGATTATCCACAACATTACTGATGATGTAGTTTGCTCTTGTAGCTAGTTGATCGCCCTTACCTTGGAGAACAAAGGATACATCAATTTCGTTTGCATTAGCAAAAAGATCGTATCCTGATGCGATAGCAGAAAGAGCCACACCAGATTCACTAGAACCTGCACTACCAAATGAGAATACTTCTTTACCTGCAGTCTGAGCTTCGAAGTGATCAGTATTTGCTACAGTAACCCATCCAGAACTATTTGCAATTACATCTTTATAGTAATTCGTTCTTCCATCTGGAAGCTTAGCAGTGCTACTAGTCGAAACGTCAATGTATGTTTCTACAACTTCTTCTTCTACACCAGTAATATCCCCTGTTCTATCAATCACCGCGATGTGGTAATTACCAGAAGAAGGCTTAGCACCAAAGATAGAAGCATATTCCCATCTTCTTTCAATTTCTAGTTCGCTAATTTGATTTTCGAAGAGAGCATAGTTGCTGGTAAAAGTAGCATCGTATTTATACCAAGAGGTAAGAGCAGTGTTTGCTGCCGTGTCTCCATATTGATCAAGCGCTGTTTCAGTCCACGTAGAAACAACCATGTCTTGATAACCAACAGAGTCATTACCAATTCTAAGTACGTCTCCAGCATCGACCGAAGCTGAAATTCTATCAGTATCACCAACAAGAATCGAGATTGCCGAATCACCATATTCAAAAGAATCTTCGAAAGTAAGTGCTGGAATATTGTTTGCTGCTGGTACGAAAGTTTGTGAATCTCTTGCATCACCTGCGCCGACGAGATCTACGATGAAGTTATTAGAATCGACATAAATTACGTCAACATTATTACCTAAATCGCCTGGATAGAGAGCTTCGAAAGCACCGATCGAAGTATTACCTTGATCAACGGTACCATCCGAGCCAACGCCAGTATTTGCGTATGCCGTGTTTGCATCAAAATATGCAAACTCTGTAACACCTTGAGCCTTTACCGCGCCATTGTCAACGCGACTCACATACAAAGCATTTGCATAAGAAAGATAGTCTGCTGCAACAAAAAATGTTTCGTAGTTATCACCGTCTGGCTTACCAAAACGATCTACTAATTCATTTTCGGAGGAAACAAGAACAGTCTCACCTACCGGACCCCATCTAAAAACACCTGCTATAGCAGCAGGCGGCGTTGCGATGGCCGGTACCGCTGCCGAGGCGTCGACTTCTCGAACGATTACAGAAGGACTTACGGAAAAAGCCATATTATTCTCCTTTAATATTATCTATTTAAACCTAGTAGCTTTTAATTTGTTATCACTATTCTCTATTTATAAATTGCAAGGGTTTATAGTTCCCAAGCCCTCCTAGCATCAATAAATCCTTCATCATCGGGTATTTCTTCACCGATATCAATAAAACCAAAGGGAAGCAAATCTTCTTCAATTTGCTCTTCAGTTTTCTGTCTCAACTTCATCATAGTGTTTATGTCAGTGAGGTCTTTAAAAAATGTCTGATCGGTAAGCCATGCAAAAATTACTAGATTCATTACCAAATCATCATGGGAACCTGATTCAGCTTCGTATGAAGATCCTTTTTTCGAAAAACGTGATAACTCTTGTATTGTGTTATAGTCTTGCAATATCAATTGATTTTGTTCAATTAACATTTTTAAAATAGAACAACCTACAGATTTTACACTTTTTGTTGTTCTTATACCATTATCTACTTTTCTTCCAAAGCCGCTTGAAATCCGTTTACCACTTCTACCTGCGTTTTCGGTGTAAAGAAGATTTTCATAGCCATAATCCATTAAGAGCACATCTGAAACTTGCTCACCGATATCATTAATTTCGACGAGCACAGCGCCCTCATTATACATTAGTCCTATCCTATATATAACAGAAGCAAAATCTACAGGACCTATGTAATTGTCTCTAAATACACACACTTGTTTGTACGGCATTTGGGTTATGTCGATTACATTGAATGTAGAATAATCTAGCCCTTTTCCTCTAGAAACATCAACAGTGATAGCATAAGTATGACCTTCTTTAGAGGTCTCATATTGTGTTATTCCTTCGCGTTCTTGTATAGGTCGCGAATAAGCAAGTTCTTTAAGCTTACCACCATCGATTAAAGTACCTGAGCTACCTAGGAATTGGCAGCAATATTCTTGGTTAAACTTTTGTTCATCGAAGTCTAGTGCTTCAAGAGTTTCTTGCCTCCACTTTTCATCTCGGCCTGGTACATCATTCCACATGACCTTAGTGAATTCGTAACCATTAGTACCTTCTTCTGCACCTTTGCACGTTTTCCAAAAATGATTTAGCCCGTTAGGTGTCGATGTCATCATGAGCTTAGTAGTTTCACCTGACGAAATTGTAGGATAAACCGAAGCAAAGAATTCATCATAGCCTTCGATAAATGCAACCTCATCGAGATACAAAAAGCTAATAGACTTACCCCGAATAGCGCTTGAAGATGTCGTACCTGCATAAATCTTACAACCATTCTCAAGTACAATATTAAATTTGTTCCATTCTTCCACACCCTGTTGCATCCACTTAGGTAGTGCTTCATACGCAATCTTAACACGATCAAGTACTTCCTTTGCAGCATCCCCTTTGTTGGCGAGAATAGCAACCGTTTTGAATTCATTAAATAAGATATAGTGTAGAATAACAGCAACCGCCGTAGTTGTCTTACCACTCTGTCTTGCAGTAAGTACAGCTAAGCGTCGATTATTTGTAATCTTGGTGGTAATTTCTTTTTGGTAATCATACATTTTAAAGGGAACAAATCCCTTGTCTACATGCACAATCTTAATGTAATTCTCAGAAAAGTATATCGGATCTTTCATACATTTCATATACTCCTGTAAATTTTTAGGAGTAAATTCAATCTGTTCACCGATACGTTTTAGATTTGTATTACCGAGATATCCACTACTCATCTTCACCCTTTATCATTTTAAGTAAGTCTGCAGTTGATACTATCAAGTTGTTATTTGTAACTTGAGTTTGAGCTGTCTGTTCTTCTTTAGCATAGCGCTTTTTAGTTGACATCTCAACGTAATCTTTATTAGCATCAAGTAGTGTTTTCATGAGAGTTGATACGACTTCAAATGCCCTAGGAGACTCAGATTGCTTAGCAATTTCAACCATCTCTTTTACAGAGTCATCACCTAAGCTAATGATGTTTTCAATATTCCTTTTAGCTAATTCGATGTCTCGAAGATTTTCTTCGGCGTTTGCTTCAGCCGTAGTAGGTAGATTAGTGCTTGTTTCAACTGGTAAACTTGGCTCATCTGTATCGAAAGAATTAGCAGGAAGCTGAGTAGCCATTTCTTCTTTAGCTTCATCTAAAGGTCTCATGTTTAGAAGATCAGCAATTTTATCATCATTCATAATTTACCTCTATAATCAACTTGAAGGAGCAGTATTTGCGATCTCTTCAGCATAATCCCAATTGTCGTCAAACTCAATTAAGCTATAGTCTACACTTAGCTCCTGGTCTGTTGTTGGCTCGTTATTTGCAGTCATCCCTGGCTGAAGAGTATAGAACTCTTCAAAAGGAGTATCAGTATCACTGTCAGCCGCATAACGTACATCCACAAACTTGATAATACCTTTTTGTTTTTCTGGTCCAAAGAACCAAGCTTTCATAGTAAAGTTAAGTGTATATAGTATACTTCGTCTCTCTTCAAAAGAGCCCTCATACAAATCTTCCATAGATACACCATTCAATATAAGTGGAATATCTATAGGCTCTAAGCCTTCGATCAATCTTACTGTTTGAGTAAAATCTGGTTGGAAGAATGGAATGATTTGCTCAAGAAGTTTGGTTGCATCTTCTTGATACTTAGTCATAATGTACAATGAAAAGTCAAGGTTATAAGGTGCACCGGCATATACAAACTTACGGCCGTTAATAGAATCATCAGTTACTGTTTTTCGTATTTTTGTTGTAGGTGAAATCTTGCGATCGCCATCGTAAGTCATTCCTGTTAGCTCAAACGACATTCGAGGTAGTGCAACAGCTGTTTTTCTTCTAAAGTCTTCGTTTTGCTCTAGTCGGGCTAATATCTTCTGAAAGGGCGCATAAGAAATAGGTACAATCATACGCTGCTGAAGAACCTGATTATTATCAATTCGCTCAACAGTTAACTGATTAAAGTATGTACCAAATAAAGCTACATACTTCCGCGTCGTTGCGTTGTAAAAATAATTTGCAATTGCCATTAGCTGTCACTTATATTAATATTTTCACTGAATGGATCACTCTCTGAGAAATCGAGAATGTTATCACCTTCAGTTTCGAATGTATAGTTACGAGCACCATCGTCTGCGCCATCAGTCACTCCAAACTGATCGCCTGCGGTGTTAGATAAAGCTTCGAGAGTAGTTGTATCAGTTGTGTCAATAGTATCGAAGTATGTATCAATAGGCTCTCGACCTGTCTCGAATCTTTGGCCGCTGTACTCGATGAGATCGCATCTCATATCGAACACTTGTAATGATCCACTTTGATAGAATACACTTTCGTGTTCGACGAACTTGATTTCATACATTTTTTCGTTTATTGGGAAAAAGATAATATCTCCCTCGCGAGGCCGAATTAGATCAACAACTTCACGAGTTACAAAACGCTCGAAGGTACGATTTGCGACAGTGAATGTAACACTATCTCGAATTTGTAATCCAAACTTAGATAGGAAATCACCTTCGCCTTCAAATCCGTCGACGCTTTTAACGTATACTTCAAACTCGAATGTTTCATCATATAATGGAAGGTCGTCTTCGTTGAATACTCGGTCAATAGCACCAAATGATCTTTTGATATAGATAACATCTACACCATACATACGAATACTTTCGATAACTAAGTCATCGATAAGCTGCTGCTCATTAAAGTTATCGTAGTTTCTAAAGAAGACATTGGTTGCCATGATTCAAAATCATCCAATATAGTTATAGTTAAGAGGTTGGTAAGAGTTAATTGCTTCCTCTTCCATTTTTTCGCGTTCAGCTTTAGCCTCTGATAAGATTTGTTCTCCATTGAATGAAACGCCGCCTACGAGTTGCATGCCACTGAATTTAGTAAGATTTAGCCCCCACTGTTCTCTTACTAAAGCAGTGGCATAATTTTGCAACCATCTATCACCCCAAACGTCTGAATAAGTATCTGGATCAATTACATCGTATGCTTCAATAATGATGTACTCGCCTACAGTAAGAAAATCTTGGTCTACATCAATATAAAGACGATTTATATGCTTATTGTAACGAATCATTGGTTTACCGACAAGAATCTCTTGAAGGAATTCTAAATGACTCATCGCCATATAATAGTTTTGAACATTATAGCCGGTAATATCTTCAATATTGTTGAGTACAAATTGGTACTGAACATTAAAGATGCCCGAGCCAGTTGAAAGATTTGTTGTGAGAGGAAATATACCTGAAATACCCAATAGGCCAGTAGGAAGCGTAATGTATCCGTTCGTCTTATCGTCTTCTGTAATTTGGTGCTTAAGGTAAACTAGTTGGCTTCCGTTGTAGTGATAATCGCGCCAAAAAGATACAGCTTCATCTACTCGATCATCCACCTGTTCATCAGCAACATTAATTTCAATTACAGGCGCGCCGAGTTTGCGTAGCAAATAGTCTTTGAACTCTTCTCTTGTCGTTGGTTGCGCCATGATTTATTCTCTATAAGGATTATATGATCTATTTATAAACTCACCCGTCCTCATCGGGGTATCCGGCAAATCCTGCTTCAATTGAAATACCTTTGTCTGGGTAGATACCTTTAAAGACATCATAAACTTCTTTAATTGTCATCGATTCGTCTTTATACGCATATAAAACTCGTGGCGAATCGTCATTTCTACCTTCTGATACGTGAATCATGTAAGAAATTTCAGCCATCGTAATTTCCTTAGTTGTACGTGTAAGTAATGGTAACCATTTCAAAAGATCTTACTGTTTGAGGATCACTAACTTCAACAGTGCACCAAGCATTCGATGGTTTATTCATATGAAAGTTCATTAGTGATTGATTATTGATACAGCTAACTTTATAACCTAATACACCATAAACATTAAGAAAATGATCTTTGCATAGCTGAGAATAATCAAGATCATAGAGCCAAGACTTCGATCCGTTTGCATCAGGTCCGTATAGTGCAATAATCCAAGTAACGTAATCATCGTCGTTTGAATTAATCGTACCAACAAAAATTTGTATTGGATGACCATCTTTTCTACATATAAGACACTTCGATCTTCCGCCTGGATTATTTTCAAGCATTGATTGAACACGAGATCTTAGCGCTTCTTTTTTTCCTGTATCATCCGTAGGATTATCGAGTATGTCCCAAGAATAAGTACCGGCCTCCATATGAGGTAGACTTGAAGCAAATAAAGAATCAAACTCAGAACTTTGCAAATCTTCAAAGTTGGTGATGTCTTCCATTGTATACATTTTGTTTACTTTCCTTTATGTTATGATCTAGTAATCTCGTAATATTGTGTTGAGCCATTTTTATCAGTTATCTGATCCAGCGCTGTGCCGCGGGTATATGTGTATCCTCCAGTAGTAACAGAAGATCCAGAAGTTGAACCGAGGAAGTTGTCATCCCAATAGAATGAATATTGATTACCTGATCCTGAAGGCAATACAACATAGAAGAATGGACTATACACCCAGTTGTACATGGTTGATTTAGCGGTATCACTAATGTTGCCAGAGTTAGTAGCAACAATTGTTCCCGATGTACTACCTGTTCGTACATTAATAGTATAAGAATCAGTGCCTTCAGTAATAAAGTCTCGTGTTGGTCTTACACTAATTGTACCTGAGTTACTATTGATAGTAAAGCTGCCGGATGTAGTATTAAACTCTGCGGTAGGTGTAATGTTCCAGTACAATGTCGTTCCATCAGGCACATTCGTAGTTGTAACTGTGATATCTTGATCAGAAGGAGACGAAGAATATCCTTGCTCATCTAGAGTAGGTG